AAACTGGGCAGGTGAGATTCCTGCCCTTAATTTTATCCGACATGATAACTATTTTTAAGAACATCAACGAGACAAACAATCCGTACTATATTACTATAGATGCGGCAATAGATCGGATAAGGACTGGTAAATCTATGTCGTTAGTCGATAAGATAAGAAGCACAGAAGATAAGGATGAAAGGAATGAACTAAAGAAGGGCCTGCCATCTGTATGTTTTGGCGGTAAGTTTTCATCACGTTCAGACAACTCTCTTATAAAGTCATCTGGAATAATGTCCATCGACTTTGATGGATTCAAGACTGAAGATGAGCTGATAGGTAAAAGGTTTGAACTAGAGATGGACGACTACACCTATGCCTGCTTCACATCGCCTAGTGGTAACGGCATAAAGGTACTAGTAAAAATACCCGACACAGATGCTAAGGGATACAAGGCATACTTCAAGGCCATGCAACTTTACTACAACTGCGAGAACTTTGATAAAGCTTGCAGTAACATCAGCAGAGTTACATATGAGTCGCAGGACGAGAGCATCTTTGTTAATGAGGACAGCAAGGTATGGACTGAAAAGATTGAGGAGAAGAAGCCTAGCGGTAAGAAGGTAATGATCCCACTTGATGACCAGAACAAGACGATTGAATTCCTACACAAGTGGTGGAATAAAGACTACGGACTTGTTAGTGGCAGCAGGAATCACAACTTATTTGTATTGGCTGCTGCATACAATCAGTATGGCATATCACTAGACGATGCAATTAGTTCAATGTGTAAGCTAGAGCAGCCAGACTTCCCTTGCTCAGAGATAACAACAACAGTTAAGTCAGCGTATAGGAATACAGCTGAGTTCAACACAAAGAAGTTTGAGGACAAGGAGAAGGTTGATGCAGTGTCTCAGATGATAGCTAAGTCTATACCAACTAAAGACATAAAGATAGCTATGCCAGACGTTACTGACGAGATTATTAATGAGGTAAAGAAGGAAGTTGTAGAGAGTGATTTCTGGATTAAGTCTAAGAAGGACATGAAGGTCTCATTTATTAACCACAGGTACAGAGACTTCCTTGTTGACAATGGATACGTTAAGTACTACCCATCCAAAGAGAGCACGTTCATGCTTGTAACAGTTGAGGACAATATAATCACTGAGGTATTGGACGACAACATCAGGGACTTTGTGTTTGAGTATCTGTATGCCATGGACGACAAGACAATCTACGATGCGTATGCTGAGAAGGTAAGGATGGGACGCAAGGACTTCCTTGGATTCCTACCGAACATTAGACCTAAGTTTTTACATGATGGAATCAACCATGCCTATATCTATTTTAGGAACTGCGCTGTTAAGATAACAGCTAACTCAGTAGAGAAGATAAGGTATGAAGACCTTGATGGATACGTGTGGGGAAGACAGCGTCTAGACCGTGATTTCATTGAGGTTGACTACAAAGGATGTGAGTACAATAGGTTCATATCTAACATCTCTGGAAATGACGATGAACGTCTAATGACAATGGAGACAACTATAGGATACTTGATGCATAACTTTAATGATTCAGCATACAATCCAGTTGTAATCCTAAATGACGAGATGATATCAGATAAGCCTGAAGGTGGTACTGGTAAAGGTATATTTGTTAACGGGATATCTAAACTTAGGAATGCTGTCTTCATAGATGGTAAGAAGTTTGACCCTAGAGATAAGTTCCAGTACCAACGTGTAACACCTGACACACAGCTCCTTGCATACCAGGACATCGAGAAGAACTTTAGGTTTGACTTACTGTTCTCACAGATAACTGACGGTATGACTATAGAGATGAAGAATCAGATGCAGTTGTACTTCCCATTTGAGGAGATACCTAAGATGGTCATCACTACCAACCACGCTGTCAAGGGTGATGGCAACTCATATGAACGTAGACAGTGGGAGCTTGAGTTCACTCAGTACTATAAGAATGGGTTCACGCCATTACAGGAGTTTGGCCATAACTTATTTGATGGATGGGATGAAAGTGAGTGGCACAGGTTCGATAACTACATGATAGCAAACCTTCAACTATTCCTATCTAAGGGTCTAGTTAAGAGTAGGTTTAAAAATCTTAAGGTTAGAAAGCTTGAGGCTGCCACCTCATCAGAGTTCCGTGAGTGGTGCTTAGGTAGAGATAGGTTGTACAACCTTGATCCGAATGTGGACTACACAGGCCAAGACCTTTTAAATGATTTCGTATCAAACTACCCAGACTTTGCGCCTACTGGTAAGGCTAGGATATCTAATAGGACATTCTACAGATGGCTTGATGAGTACGCAAAGTATAGGTTCAACACAAAGTTATTTGAGACAAAAGGATTTAATGGTAAAATAGTTAGGTTTATTGAAGAAGAAAAACAAACAAAATTATGTATTTAGAATATAAAGAAAGCGGAGAAGATGACGCTGTAAGTTTCCTTATAAAGAAACTTTGCAATAAAGATTATCACGATACGTTGATACTGTCAGCTAGGGATGCATTGAATCTTTCGGGAGATAGTCTTGTGTGGTGGGTTGGTATGGTAGACAACTTCCATAAGCACCCAGACTTTGGTTACAACAATCTACTTAGGACTAGGAAACACTTTAAAAATATTGCGTTCTCCTACCTTGATGACGGTAACTATGAGATGTTCTCTAGATGGATAAAGAACTGGGCGGATTTATTAATAGTATGCAGATACGCATTTCCTGAGCTATGGGAATCAAAGAACTCAGAGACTATCAGATAGAGAATTCTAAGAAGGGATTAGAGATAATTAGCAAGTACAATTTAGTTTATCTTTCAATGCAAGTAAGAACAGGTAAGAGCGTGACTTCCATGGAGATAGCTAAGTTGTACGGAGCTAAGAATGTTCTGTTCCTAACTAAGAAGAAGGCTATGTCATCAATACAGGATGACTACAAATCATTTGGCTATGCTGAACACTTTGAAATTATGATTGTGAATGACGAGAGCATGCACAAAATTGTTGGAGACTTTGATTTAGTTATACACGATGAGCACCACAGATTTGGAGCATTCCCAAAGCCAGGCACATCTACAAAACTATTTAGAGAAAAGTATACATCAAAGCCTATGATTTTCTTGTCAGGGACTCCTTCGCCAGAGAGTTTTTCTCAGATGTATCATCAGTTCTGGGTGTCAACATATTCACCTTGGTATGGATACAAAAACTTCTATAGATGGGCAGATGACTATGTGAATGTTAAGCAGAAGAAGATAAATTCTTTTATGATTAACGACTACTCAGCAGGCATTGAGGAAAAGATAATGGCCGATATATCTAAATATATGGTTACATTTACTCAGCAGCAAGCAGGATTTACATCTAAGATTGAAGAGCAGGTTCTGTATGTCAAAATGAAGCGCAAGACGTATGAATTAGCAGATAAGTTGCTCAAGGATCTTGTAATTGAAGGAAAGGAAGAAGTTATACTTGGCGATACACCCGCCAAGTTGCTACAGAAGATACATCAGTTATATAGTGGTACAGTTAAGTTTGAGTCTGGTAGCTCTATGGTTCTTGACACAACAAAGGCTGAGTTCATTAAGGAACGATTTGCAGGAAAGAAGATAGGTATATTCTATGTATTCAAAGCGGAATTAGATGCATTGAAACAGGTTTACGCTGACAATCTTACTACAGACCTTGATGAATTTAATGCTACAGATAAGGTCATAGCCTTACAAATTGTATCTGGTCGTGAGGGTATATCCTTAAAGAATGCTGAGTATCTTGTATTCTATAACATCCAGCACAGTGCTGTGTCTTATTGGCAGGCACGAGATAGACTTACTACAATCAATAGACTTAATAATAAAGTATACTGGATATTTTCAGAAAATGGAATAGAAGAAAAAATATATAAAATAGTAAAAAGCAAAATGAAATACACTATTAATATATTTAAAAAAGATTATTGCATAAAAAGTTAATATTTGTATATTTGTATTGTAGAGTCGAGGCTACAATGTAAAATATTAAACAAACACCCATTTGCTGAGTACGGACCTCGACCCTGAAAGGCAGATGGGTTTTTTATTATGGTAGGAATATATAAAATCACAAATCCAAATGGAAAAATATATATTGGTCAATCTATAGATATATCTAAAAGGATTCAAAGTTATAGATATTCATCTACATCAAAACAAACAAAGTTATATAGATCAATATTAAAATATGGTATTGACAATCATATTTTTGACATTGTTGAAGAATGTAGTATCTGTAAGTTAAATGAAAGGGAAAGATATTGGCAAGAACATTATAATGTAATTGGACCAAATGGTCTTAATTGTAATCTTCAAGGATATGCAGGTAAAAGTGGAAAATTGTCAGATCAAACTATAGATAAAATAAAGAAAAATAGAAAAGGAATAACTTCAAAATATAAGAATCCTGAACTAAGAATACTTAAAATAAGTAAATCATTGACTGGTAAAAAATTATCTGATGCACATAAAATGTCTATATCAATATCAAATACAGGTAAAAAACAATCTAAAGAAGTATTAATTAAAAGATCAAAAGCTATGACTGGATATAAATTTGGTGAGCTTTTTAGTTTAAAAATGAGCAGTATTCAAAATGGAGAAAACAATAGCAATGCCAAAATTTTATTAAATATAGAAACTGGTATTTTTTATGGAACGGTAAAAGAAGCAGCTGAGAGTATCGGCTGGACAGCAAATAGGATGAGTCATTATATAAATGGTAGAACAAAAAAGAAAATACCATTTATTTATGCATAGAAAAGATATATAAGGTTGTAAAGAGCAAAAAAAAGTATACAGTTAACATATTTAAGAAAGATTATGAAGTATTGGTTCATTAGAATGTATTACAGGTTCGCTGGTGATTTGAAGTACAATAATCAACTTAAAGAAAGAAGCTATAAAGCTGGACATACTATGTGGTGGGCTTTAGAAAAAAGTACTAATACTACTTTCTTTTACGTATACATGGGTAATGGTTATTTTATAATAACTAAATAACGATAAGCGTATAGACGCAGTTTTTAGGCATACAAAAAATTAAATTAATAAATATGACAAAACCAATTTACAAGAAGTACTCCATTTTCTACGATGGAACGCACAGAGAAGATATTTCTACAACATCTAAACAGAATGTAAGAGAATATGTCAAAGACCATTACATAACGTATTTGAAAACAGAAAACGGAATAATATCTGAACATTTTTATAGGCTTAAAAATTTCGAAGTAAGATTGATAGAGCCTAAAAATTGAGTTTATACGCTGTTATAAGAACCTTGGATGTGGGCGTAATTTCTTATAACGGTCGTGCAGGCGGTCGTTTTAATGCCGCTTGCACTTTGTTATAAATTTAAAATATATATTATGAGATTTTTAAAAACTTATTTTTCTCCATTCAAACCATTAAAAATGAAGTGGTATATTGGAAAGATTGCAATTGGAACGCCATATTTTTATCCAAGAAGGACCATAAGAGATAAAGAAAAACCTGGATATTTAAAATTCGTTCCTAAAAAAATCGGTTTTGATTTCGTTGATTTAGGATGGAAAACAAAATGGACACCTACAGACTACCGATTTGAATGGAGTCCAGTATGGTCTTTTGTATTTTTTAAATGGCAGATAGCAGTTACATTTATAGCTCCAGAAATGTATCACTACTGGGAATGCTGGTTATATTATGAAAACAATACAGATAAGTCTGCTCCTACATGGGAAAGGTTAACACAAGCTAGAGATAGATTTCCTTGTGTATGGATTAGGAATGTAGATGGCGTAGAGAAAAACGTCTGTTACTGGGATGAAATTTTAAAGGATAAATGGTTATAATAAATTTCACCTATGCTAGAAGGAAAGATACAGTCAAAGCTAATTAAAGACTTAGAGTCAAAAGGATACTACGTCCTAAAGTTATCTGTAACAAACAAGCCAGGCATACCAGACCTCATTGCAATACCTAAAGATTGCAGCGCAGAGTTCTATGAAGTTAAGCAGAAAGGTAAGAAGCCAAGGCCGTTACAAGAGTACAGAATAAAAGAATTAACAAATCACGGTTTAAAAGTTTTTGTTTATGACGGCAGTTTATATAGCAGACATAGAGATGAGAGCTGTTCCGATAAAGAAGAACTCTAGGCTCCAACCAATTGTTGTAAGAAAAGAGAAGTACCCACTTCTATTGGACGAGAATCATAACATTGTCCAGGAATGTTTTAAAAGAGTATCAAAGACCTTATTAAAGGATAAGGCATCAAATTACGATAGATATAGAGTAACTATAAGTCTATCAAATGTTAAATTTAGTACTAAAGTTTATGGAAGCTGATAAATTAATTAAAGCGAGAGCCTACTTTGAGAAGGCAAAAGGAAACAGAATGGGTCTTTATATGTCAGAACTAAGAAGACAGTTTGTTGTTATGATGGACAAGGAAGGAGCTAAGTCAAGACACATAGGTAAGGTAACATTTTTAAGACACGATCAGATATGGTACTATCTAAATAGGTACAAAGAGAACAAGGAGATATCTAAGTTAATATCAGAGAACATGGATAAGTGGATTGAAGATATGGTGTACCCTATATCTGTTCATACAAATAATAGTACTAAATATGTCCTAGATGAGAACCCGTTGTTTAAATCTAATAAGTCAAGAAATGTATCTATCAAACAAGATGACATTTGGGATTCTATACTAGATGCTATAGATTTGGATATGTAATATATAGTTCATACATTTGGCCGCATGAATAATCACATGCAATACGTCAACTCGACAATGAATGAGATAAATAACTTATGTTCAGAGCTGTATGAGGCTTTGGCAGATAAGGATGTCGAGGAAATCAAGGATATAATACGTAAATTAAATAAGGTACTTAGAGACGTACACAAATCTAATCATGAAGACATATAAAAAGTTAGCACTTGATTTATACGAATCTGGTATAAAGAACAAGACGGAGATAATGCGTAAGGTTGCTAAAGAGTTAAACGTAGAGGAATCTACATCCTTAAGACTTAAAATCTCAAGATACTTAAATAAGAACCTAAACAAAGGAATATTTGATGAGTGTGAAAAAGTAGGCATTGACCCTGAACTAGTTAAGCACTACTGGTACAAAGGGCAGCACTACTCTATTAATGTAAGGGGTGATTTGAATGAGGGTGGCAATATAGATTTTGATAGAATAATATTAGATTGCCTTAAAGACATTAAACCAGTTATAAAGAAACCTCACAATTCTAAAGATGAAGTTTTTGATAGACTTATTTGGACCGATGTTCATGTAGGTATGGATGCAAGTAGAGGAGGATTGGCTCTTTATCCTGTAGAATGGAATGCAGAAATATTATTTTCTAGAATAAGAGAAATGGCTGATTTTGTCATTAAAAATAAATCAGGAGATACACTTGTAATAGATGAACTTGGCGACTTTATGGATGGATGGGATGGAGAGACTACAAGAAAAGGTCATAAATTGCCTCAAAACATGACAAATGAGCAAGCATTCGATACTGGTTTAAAGGCTAAACTTCTTTTAATTGGACTTCTCAATGAATCTTATGAATACATATATTGCAACAATATATGTGAAGATAATCACGCTGGTTCATTTGGATATGTAGTTAATTCAGCTTTTAAACAGGTGGTGGATCATAAATTCACAAATGTTGATGTTGTTAATCATCAACGATTTATAAATCACTACATAATTGGAAATCATGGTTTTGTAATAACACATGGTAAAGATTCAAGAAATCTTAAGTTTGGTTTTAAGCCAGTTCTTGATCCAAGAACTTCTGAAAAGATATCTCAGTACATAAGGCATAATACTGATCTTAGATATGTTGAAAACATAGAATTCAGCAAAGGAGATTCACATCAATGTTTATTTGATATGTGCACATCTGATGAATTTGATTATTTTAATTATCCAGCATTTAGCCCTTCTTCAGAGTGGGTTCAAACTAATTTTAAGAAAGGAAGGTCTGGATTTGTAATGCAGAATATATCAAAAAACACATCTCAAAAAATAACAAAGACTTACTTCTTTAATTAGAAATGATTAAATGTGTTATATACAAGATTACTTCTCCATCCAATAAAGTCTATATTGGTCAGAGCAGAAATGTAGATAAAAGATTTAAACAATATAAAAGTATGAGATGTAATACACAAAAAGTATTACTTAATTCATTGAAAAAATATGGAGTAGATAATCATGCATTTGAGATTATAGAAGAGTGTGCTTTTGAAGATTTAAATATTAGGGAAAGATACTGGCAAGAATATTATAATTCATTAGCCCCAAACGGATTAAATTCTATATTAACAGAATATGATAATATTCCTAGAGTTGTATCAAAATCAACTTCAATTAAGTTGTCTGAATCTAAACTTGGAAACAAAAATCCTATGTATGGTACAAAAAAGACTGATGCTCAAAAAGAGTATTTATCATTAAAATTTAAAGGAAGAGTTTTTACAGATGAATGGAAGGCTAAAATATTAGCATCAAAAATAAAATCTGGCAAGCATAAACATGGAAAGCCAATGTCAGAAGAAACAAAACAAATGTTAAAACTTGCTCTAATAGAAAAATTTTCTGGATTTAATAATACAAGATCAAGGATAGTTCTTGATGTAGAAACTGGAGTATTCTATTATAATGTTAAAGATGCGTCTTTATACAACAATATAAATGTAAATAATTTAAGAGCTATGCTTAAAGGTAGAATTAAAAACAAAACTAAATTTATATTTGCATAAAACCCCTAGCTTTCACTAGGGGTCTTTTTATTTTAACTT